AATCATATCAGAATCAGAGAATCCGAAAAATGATTGTAGAGTTCCTTCTTCGAAAATCTCTCTATCTTTAGTAGAGATTCGATACCCTTTATTATCTATTATTTCTTTAAATGTTTTAATTGCCATTTTATGATTTTCTATTTTTTCTTAAATCGGTTGATAAATTTACTTCATCCGTACTACCATCTGCAAATGTTACCTTAACTTTTAGTACCAATTCAGTATAGTTTGTAGCTTTTCCTCTCCAACCAATTCTTCTTCGTCTTGGTTTAATACCTTCACGATTACCATCACCAGCACCTCCAGTACCCGGTCCTCCAATTACTCCTTGGTCATATTCACATTGATATGTTTCAGAAGTTTCAGGTTCGATTGAAGTTGCCCCTGCTTTTACTTTGAACCATTTTGGTTTTCCATCAAATACAAATGAAATATTGGTTATTTTATTATCGGTAGTAACGTTACTTACCTCTAATGTAGTTCCAAGTGTTCTACCACTACCTACATTATGACTTGTTTTAGCATATAAGTCTGCTGATAATTGTCCAGCATCACCATCTCCATTATTTACCTTAACAGTAAATCCATTATCACCACCACTAATAGCACCTTCTGCAGTTTGAGCAGCCAATCCAAATAGTTGTTCTCTTAATGATTCGTTTTCTTGTAATAATGCCTCAACTCTAGCAGTTAAAGATACTCTAGCTATTGCCTCATTAATTGAATTTTGTATTGCGTTTTGTAAATCAATTGTTGTTTCACCAATTTGTGTATTTGCTATTTCACTTTGTTGATTTGCTATATTTGCTTTTAATTGTTCGTTTTCTAATTCAATTCTAAGCTGTTCTATAATACTTTGCAATTCTGCTATTGTTGCATCTCTCTCACCAATTGTAACATTTAACCTTTCCAACAAAGCGTTTAATTCATCTATTCTCTTTAATGCATCTTCATAAATTGAACGGAGAACCATTGGTAGACCAATGGGTGCCTCATTTGGTAGAAGTTCAAATATAGTAGTATCAACTGATTTCTTTAATTCTTTTGTATTATATTTAGGTCTTGTTAATTTACCAGCAATAATACCATCAGTTAAATCAGATTCTTTAAATAAACGGACACCGATATCATTTGTTTGCGGTAAGGCATCCGAACCACTTACAAATATCTTAGCAACTTGTGCCTCATTTTTTAATCCACTATTCTTCATTTGTTATTATGAAATTAAACTAAATGTATAATCGTTATCAAAGAAATAATCAACTCCACCAATAGTAATCTTAAATTCTATATTGTACACCCTATCAACTTCCCAATTAGATAAATTCAGATTGAAATAGTTACCATCAGTATCACAACTTAATTTTGTGTAATTACTAAATGGAATAATTGTCTCACCTGAATGGTAATCACATATTTGATAGTATGATGTTGTTGGTAAGAATTTACTGATACTATATTGTGCCGTAGATGAGAATGTTTTTGTAGGATATAAATCTCTACCAACTACTCTCAACTTAGGTGTTGTATTTACTTTGTAATGTTTTTTAAAGTTTCTAATTCCAACTTTTATTTCTTCGGATGTTAGTTCAGTTAATGAACCAGTTGAAAATGATACATCATTCCACCCTATTCTAACTTTTGGTTGATGTATTGTATTTGTTTCTTTACTAAAGAATTTTAAGATACCATAATCGTTTGTATCTTCTTCGGATGAATTTTCGTGCTTTACTATCAATCCTTCGTTTTGAATCGAACCACTTAACCAACTTTGGAAAATTGTAGTTATATCAGCATCAACATCTTCAGTCTTATATGTAAATGATTTAGAACTACTAAGATTAGAATGCCATACTCCACCTCTACCAGCAAAAGAACCAGTTGTGTTAGTAGCAAATACAATATTACCACCTACTACGTTGTTTACCCATCTAAGTGATGAATCACCTTCTCTATAATTCCAAGTTACTCCAGCGGTTTCTATATTATCAAATCTAGTACCTTTACCCATTTCCCAACTTTGAGAAACTGGATATATGTTAATATTAAATTCTAATGGTACTTCTTCTGATTCAGTTTCTTTCAAAATAAGTTTGGCTTCTTCAAAACCAACACTACCATTAGATAGTGATGATGAGAACCCATTAGTTTCAAATTTAAGAAGTGCTCTTGATACATCTTTAACTCCACCATAGTAAACCTTACTTACCTCCAATACCTCATCTAAACCAGCGTTTTGGTCAGGTTGTTGTAGGTAAACCGATGCATCCTTTGATGCTGTTAGAAAATAGTATGCCATTATTTTGCTCTTCCTTTTATGTCCGAATCTGGATATTTAATTTCAAAAACCGATGGGTCTAAAGATGGATATAAAACCTTATCTTTAATCGCCGCTTCTATATTGTATGTGTTTGGTGCATATTGACCTCCACACTTATTTACAATCTTTAATTTAGGAACGGAACTAACTCCATCAACATTTGCTATGATTAATTCCAATTCTGAAATGTTAATTGTATTATTAAATGTAAAACTATCTATATTGAAATATTCTTTTAATTCAGTTATACACTCTGATAATACTTCACTTTTATTGTAATTTTTTAGTGTTACTATTTCAAACTCAAGTCCTATGTTGATTATAAAACCATCGTTAATGTTTATACCATCTGTTAGAATTTTATATTCGTTTAAATATGTTTTTAAGTTTTCTTTTATTGCTCTATTAAGAGTTGATAATTTTTTATTTGAATCGTATCCCAATAGATAAAGATTAATAGCAAATGGATTATTCTTTTCATTATCATTAGAAGTTTTACCAACTAAGAATTTTCTAATTTCATCTTGGATAAGTTGTTTATCAACTTCTCCTGCTCCTTCTTCTCTATTTACAAACCCATCAACTAACTCAGTAAACTCTCTAAGAACTTGTGGTGAAGCTAAAATAGAAGAAGGTGAGTTATTATCCAATGTACCATCTGCGGTAGCGTATGCTTTTGCAATAGCCCCAAATTTGGTTGGCATTGATAAAGCTCTTATTTGATAATCCTTTGATGTTACTGCTCTATTCTGAGAACCAAAGTTTGCCAATGCATTTTGTCTAATCTCTTCAATAGTATCACCACCCTTACCACCAGTTGCAGGTACTTCATTATCAATTGCTATTGAATTCTTTGCTGCATTATATAGTGCTAATTGAGTTGGTGTAAACAATTCAATATCTTCTTCATATTCAACACCATTAATTTGTGTAATAGTTCCCTTTTTAACATTTGATTCCACACCACCACCAGCTAAATACTTTACAGTAATAGTTGTATTAGATGGAGATGTTCCATATGTTTTTGTTTTCAAAAAGTTAGTTGGGTCAAATGATTCTTCTAATTTAGAAATTGAATTAGGTAATCCTAATCCTACATTTTTAAATGAAGGGATAATTGTTTCTTCACTAACTGTTGGGTCTCCACTACCAAATTGAATAGTTGTTGTACTATTTGGATTTATTTGTTTTACAAATCTACGAGATGTTTTAAGTGTATTTAAAATATATGGAGTTGTTGATTTAAATTGAAATAAATCAGGATCATTATTTTCAGTATTTGGGTAATCAGTAAATACCAATTCTTGTGCTAAATAAGGAACCTCATAAAATTTATTTGAATCCGAATCTCTTACATCATATATATCTATAATATCAGTATCTCCCAATTCAATACTTTGAAATTCTTCAAAAGCACCAAATGAAACTTCTTTAGTTTTTAATTCTGCAGATATTGCTTGTACTTGCTTTTTTACTAAGTAAAATGAAGCTTCTCCACTTACACCATCTCTTTGATATATTGTAATTTCTCGTTCTCTTTCATCAGAAAAATCCAAAACATCCTGTGTAATAAATTGTACTCCATTTGTTGATTCACACCTCATACCTTCTTTTATTCTTAAAAAGTAAGTTGAATCAAATGTGTTATCACCACCACTACCTATTGATGGTACTAATTGATAAACTGAAAGAGTTGTTACTGATGGAGATGATACTTTTGGTTTATATCCTAAGTATTGTGAAAGTGCTATTACATTTTCAATATCATCTGCATGAACCATTAAAGATTCTTTTAATGTATCATCTACATAATATGAAAGTGAATCACCCACATAAGATGCCATTTCAATAAACATCATACCCGGAGATGATTCATTAAAATCAGAATATGTTTTCGGGAAGTACGTTTTAGCGAATTCAATTAGATTACCTCTAAACGCACTAAAATCTTTGTTAAGATATTTTATATCCTTACCTTTGTTCTTAAAGTTCTTTGATGTTTTTGTTATTGCCATATCGTATTATCCCTGTACTGTGAATGTTAGAGTTTCTAAATTAATATCATCCCCTATTCTAAATTTAATTGAAACGTTTATTTTGTTGTTATCTCTCAATTCATCAGTTGATTCAATATCAATCTCTTCAGCCGTAACATAAGGTAACCATTGTTCTAAACTTTCGTTTATAGTATCTTCAATTCTACCCTCTAAATCATCTACATTTTGTTCAAACAATAATGATTGTAAACCACTACCAAATTCGGGTTGTAAAATACGTTCCCCCCTTTTAGTAAGTAGAAGATTTTTAATATTTGATTTAACTTGGTCTTTGGTTTGGAAAGATTGCTCGAAAGTACTTTCACCAAATTGTAATGGTAAAGTGATACCAATTGCATAACTTGCAAATGATTTGGTATCTTTAACGATTTTTCTTCCTAACTCAACTGCCATAATTTATATTACATTCCCGGTCTCCAGTTACCATTACTTTTTTTATCCATAGCTTTTATTAACTGAGAATTATCTCTATTCAAAACTCTATCCAATCCAGCTAATCCAGTTGTAACTCCTAACCCTTGTTTTTTAACTCCTCCTTGCATATCACCATATCCCATTTTTTGTGCTATACTTTGTGCACCCAATGTATGAGTTGAGTTTGAATCAAAATTCATTGTTCTTTCAGAAACTTCAGTTGGTGCACCAGCATAAGATGGTTGATGATTATCTAATACACTTTTATTTGTATTTTCACTTAAACTAAGTGGTTGTGTTTGTTGTAGTACCTTATTCAACACAGGGTTTTTACTTAAAACTTTTTCTGTTTGTATAGGTTTTTCAGAAACTACCTCATCCATAAATGTAGGTTGTTTTGGTGTAATAGCCTTTTTAAGTTGTTTATTTTCTTTTAACAACTTTGCCATTTCTTTCTTTACACCTTCCTTAACTAGTGTAGGAAGAATCACTTTGATTTCCTCCTTAACTATTATTTGTATTGCTTTTACTAATTTGTCAGTATCCATTGTTGTAATGTTTTCCTTTCTATATAAATATTTGTTTTATTGTTTTTTGATTTTTATTCACACTTTGTTCCACCCATTTCCAATTGTGATATGAAATCAGGCAGAATATTTTCCATTTCTTCATCAATTACACCATCTGGTATAGTTTCTTCTATAACATCCTTTAATATCGGAGTACCTAATATATCTACATCGTTATCAACATATTGTGGAGTTGGTGTTAATGTGGTAACACTATCATCAACCACTTGTTCTAATACCGGTGGTTCACTACCATCCGAAGATGGAAAGTTAATATTGGGTATTGGTATATTTGGTGGTATTAAATACGCAGTCCAAGGTATAACAGCAGGTGATGGTATTGGAGATGGTGCCGATGGATATAACGATGTCGTTTGTATAATACCACCTACACTAAATAAATGTACTGTTGCTGCTAAGATAAACATATTAACCATTATAACTTGTTTTTTAGCGGGCTTTAATGGTGGATACATTGGCCAAGTACCTGGATTACTTGCTATATTTGAATTAACTACTATATTTTGTATTGTACCGGGTGCTGGTATTAATGGGATTGGAAATGGATTCATTTGTGCACCCATCCAATATGCCTTAACACCATTACCAAATTCATTTACTAATGAAAAATTAACACCAGGTGGAGTTGCTAATCCCTTTAATAGTGCAAGTTGAAAAAATACTTTAGCTAAATCTTTATTACCTTTTTGAACGGATTCTAAATTTAATAAATCCCTTCCCCTCTTTACAACCGCATCATATTCATCTGCCCAAATAGTTGCTAGTTGATTAATGTTTAATGATGGATTATTATTTGGATTCGTTTTCCTTAATATGTTTCTTTTGAATAGTGACCAAGACATTTTATGAAATTTTATCAGTAACGTTACCAACGGCATCAGTTACTCCACCCAAAGCCCCATCTACTATACCACCCACATCAGGTAATTCTGGTAGGTTTGGTAGTTCTGGTATTGCAGGTAATTCGGGTAGTTCTGGTAACTCTGGTATTGGTGGTAACTCCAATGAAGGAACTTTTGGTATCTTAGGTAAACCCTTTTTTTTATGTTTCGGATTTTCTTCTGCCTTTTCCTTTTTTTTAAATTTAGGAAGAGGTGGTAGTTTTGGTAGTGATATCTTTGGAATTTTAGGTAACTTTGGTATCTCAGGTAATTCTGGTAATTCTGGTAGCTCAGGTAGTTCGATTGGTATCGATGAAACAATATCACCAACTGCACCAGTAACATCATCAATTGTATCAGTCACACCACCTACCACAGAAGATTCGGCATCAGTCACACCACCAATAGTTTCATTTGCCATATTACCTATGTCATCTGCTAATCCCATATTATTTTAATTGTACATTATTACTTAACATTGAATTCAACTTAGCTTTTAAAGATGAAAATTGAGCAACATTTGTTGGTCCAGGTGCAGATGGGCCGGCTGGAGTTACATATATTTGTTGGGCTATTAAATCTAACATTTCACCTAACAAATCAACTAATGTTTGTCCTTTTGCAGCAGGTTCTGTTTCACCTCCAGTTCCTAAGAAAATAACACCATCACCTTGAGTGATATTTAAATCTCTATTTTTAGTATCAATAAAAATATTATCTTTTGTTGTTATGTTTATACCCCTATTAGCATCTATTGAAAATTGACCATCCGTTATAAATCCAACATCACCCTTACTAGCGAATATCATTTCTGCTGTTTTTGCTGAAAGAATAATTCTATCTGAACTAAGTAGAATTTGATTTCCCTTTAATTCAGATGGATAATTATAAAATGATTCTTTTTCGTTAGTAGTAGGAAGAGTCCATTCTAATAATTTTTCTCCACTACCTAAGAATATAATGTTACTATCTTCATTTATATTTTCTTCCACCAATACATTATCATCCTTTTTTCTATTTTCAGGAGATTCACCACTTCGTATTGTTAATGTAGGAGAAAATTTGTTTTCACTATTATTATATCCACTAAGCCTTATGGATTGGCCGAATCTACTTTGGAATAATACATCACCCTCATATAATTTTAACTTATGAATACCTGATTCTGCGGTGAAGTAATCACCAAATCCATCAAAATCATTAACATTTTTTGTATTTGAACGAGCTATACCAGTAGCACTTACATTTGAATATCCCTCTGCTTTACTACCACCTTCTGCTGATTGTTGTTCGTTAAATAAATTAGATATTAAATTTTCTGAATCTGATGTGTTGGGTGATAATCCTTTTGATATTTGGCTATATACATAACCACTTCCTAATTTTTGTATAAATACAGTTTGATTTCTAATTGGTAGTATTGTTACAGTGGAATCTAATGGTTTAGCTACCAATAAAGTTTCACCAGTAACATCATTTAATAATCTACATTGAATTGAACCAACATCAGCTATACTTGATTCTCCTGATTTTATTAATGGGTGATTTTCATCCAATATGACGGAATATACTACTGCTAAATCTTCTTGAGATTTATTAATAATTGCAGAAGTAGCCCTTTTAGCTACATTCCAAATTAAATTTCCACCAAAGAAACTCATCTTAACTTTCTATTTTTTGTTTAACTTCCTCTATATCGTTTTGAATATCATCTATTCTCTGAACCTCATCCTGTACTTGTTCAATTTCTGAAAGAAGTTGTTCTCTTTCTTTATCAGTAAGAAAACCGGTATCACCTTCTGATTTTTGACTTGATGCAACAATTCTTTGTGCTATTGTTGCTAATTTAACCAATTGGTCATCGTTACGAACTGATGTATCTATTAAATCTTTGATGACTGGACCTATGAGTGCCATATCACCTTTATGACTAATCATTTTTCTCATTTCAAAAATTACTTCTGAAATGTGTTTCTTTTTATTTATCTGATTGTTGTATATATCCTCAAATAAACCACTAAGGTTTTTACCTGGGAATAATTCGAAATCTGTTGACATACGTTTATTGATTATTATTCTATATATAAATATCAATAAACAAAAAAGTGATTTTATTTTAGATTAGAACTTGTCAGCTCTTTTGACTTCTTCTATTGCTTCTCTTAGTTCATTTAAATTAACAGGACACTCTAAATCTAAACTTGCTTTGAAACTATCTTCCTTGGTTCCATTCTTAAATATGATAATAGTTGGAGCCATTCTAACCCTATAATCTTTCTTTGCTTGAGGAGCTTTAGATATATCTACTCTGAAGTACTCTACACCTTCTAACTTATCCCAATCAGGAAAAGCATTGGCTTTATTAAACTCTACCCAAAATTCTACAATTGTTATAATTGTCTCATCATCACCAAATGCATCATTAGCATGAATCTTAGTATTAAAGTTTGAATCATCAATCCATTGTTGAGAAAATATTGGTGTAGAGAATAGTAAAAATATGAATATTAATAAATGTTTCATACTATCTTTCTTTTTGTAATTCGTATAATCTTTCATCAATTTTTTCTAACTCTTCGAGTATTGATTCAACATCATCTTGTGTATCAAGAATAGTTTGTCTGATTAACTCATCTTTCAAATCATATTCGATTCTATCAATAGGTGGTTTGGGTAATGTCTTAGCTTCTTCGATATCACCTTGTAGTGTAAACCACATTCCAATAACAACAGATACAGTAAATAATAAGATACCTATTGTTTTTAAATCAAGTGTGATTTTAGTTCCTTCGTTTAATTCTTTTGCCATCTTATCTTCCTTTTGCTGGTAATGTTTTACCTGGATTTGCTATATCATAATAATCATTATTCATTTTAAATCCAAATAACCCAATCCAATCTTTTATAATATATATCCACATCATTATCTAAAAGTATAATTTATACCAAATGTAGTTTGGTATAATCTACTATCCCACATTTTTGAATATTCACCTTCTGCAAATATTCCAAAGTTCTTTCCTACCTTATAACCTAAACTAACACCAAAAGAATAATCAGTCCATTGTTCTAAATCTGAATCTTGTCGTAATCCACCTTTACCCCAATTGTTTCTATTAAGGTAACTAAATTCTTCTTCACCAGCAACGTATTGGTGAAATGGTAATATATAGTTTCCATATGCATGAAACCAAAAATCTGATTTGTAGTGGTAGAAATCGAATCCGATGATTGGAGCAACTTCCATCCATGGGTCTAATAAATCCCATGCTCTTCCATTAAACTCATTCATAATAGATGGAAATACTCTTTCTCTAAAATCTTGGTCACTATAAGCAACTATATTACCATCTTCATCTTCCCAAACAAAATCAGAGTATTCTTCACCGGTTGTATTATTTGTGTATGTAGTTGGAACTTCAACATATCCATAATTTGCTGCAAGTATATACCAAGGATTAGTTGGAAATTCATTTCCAAATTCATCTTTGGTAGTTTCATTCAAATAAATTTCAATTGGATTGTATCCATACGCTCTATCATGTCCTCTTAGGATAGCTCCGGCCGATAGAGAAAACTTCTTACCGATTGGCAATCTAAATCTAGCTTCTGCTGAGTTATAGTTAAGATTAATCTTATCTACTTCTCTTGTTTCTATCTTTACGATATGATTTTTACCTGTATGTTTTAGGAAAAATCTATAATTTGTAAAATCTCTACCCCTCCAACGTTCTTTTTCAAAATGGAATTGGTATTCCAATCCTTTGAATGCTGAAGTTGGTGCAGTAAATGCTAATTGAGATTCTGTTCCATCATAAAAGTTTTTAGGTTTTCTTTCGTAATCGAATCTAGCTAATTTTCTAATACCAAATCCATATCTGTAATCGAATGGAAATACTTCTGTATTATCTTTAATGATTGGAATTTCATATACATTATCAGTTCTCTCTAAAACATATGTTGGTTCAATGGCTTCAACGGAATTATTAATATCCCCTGCACCATAGATAGTTCCATATTTTAGGAAATCTTTGTATAACTCTTTTACAATTTGTGCTTGTATGTTTGTCGTAGTAAATAATACTACAACTATTAGTATAGCTTTTTTTATCATTGGTTCTAAATAAATTTTTATTTCTTACAAAATTCAATTCAAAGTAAGCTATCGGGAGATAATTGTTTGAATTTTTAATTATGTGAGGTAATGTAACCTATTTAGAATAAATATATGTTAATAAGAAAAAAACTCATCTTCATCATTGTTGTCAGATATTTCACCATGGTCTAAGTATTCGTTTAACATTCTCTTCTGATGAGTTTTCATAACATTAACTACTTTTGTGATGTAATGTGTTTTACAATCTGTCATTTCTCTAATTAAAAGATAGAGATGTTTTTTATTGAAATTTTCTATATACTGACTTCTTCTGAATAATTCTAAGATAGCATCTGCTATTTGAATATCTCTTTTCTTTGTAAATACTTTTGTAAGATTTTTATCCCAATATCCTAACATCAATTCTTTGAACTCATCGAACTCATTACCTTTTTGTTCGTGATAGAAATCATTTTCAGGATTCCAAGTTTCAGGCATCTGAGAAAGTAGTGCCGTTTTCTTATAACGTTTGTAGTTTCCGTTATTTTGTAAGATTAAGTGATTCTTAGCAACAATAGAAAAATAAGAAAATGCTCTACCCTTATCAGGTTTAAACATATGAATCTTTTGTACCAATACCGATACTACTTCCTTTTTAACATCTTCTTTAGATACATCAAAGTATGAGAACTTAAATGTATTTAAAATATTTTCTGCTAACTTTTCAAATGGAAATTGGATTCTATCTTTATATATTTTATTTCTCTCTTTTGGGTCATCACTTGCATTATATTCAATGATGGCTTCTTGAGCAGGAGTACCGAAATATATTTTTGATTTCTTTTTTCTAGGTTTAGGCATATTTTTTATAAATTATTTTTATATTTTTCAATAGTATCTTTTAATTCTTTGAAAACCACACCAACTTCATCATCGGATTCAAATGAACCTCTGATATCTATCTCTTTCATCTCCTCTAACATTTTTTCCAAAGTGCCAATGGATAATTCAGTTAGGTTATCCATATCGTTAGCAATTGTTTCTATTTGTCTAACCAACTGAGTGCCTCTGATAATAAAAAATATATTGGATATTACTAAAACTCCAATTATTATGTATAAATAAATTTCTTCCATTTTGATATTATATTCTACTAATATACGAAAAAAAGTTTAACTTTCCAAATTATGCTTCACCTTTTTTTCCAAAGAAGGGAAATGATGAAAATTCTTTTTCATCTTCTTCCTCTTTTTTTATTTCCAATTCTTTATTAAGATTTTTGATTTTTTCGATAATAGCATTATCAAATCTTACCTCATCAATTAACTCTTCTTCAATCAGTTCATCAACAATTGTTTCTAATATAATTTCTAAAGTTTTAATTTTTTGTTCTAATATATAGAGTCTTGTCATACGTTATATAGTTAACGAACCAGTTGTTACGTTAAGTGAATGTAAAAATTCTTTGAATTCTTTATCTGATGGAGTTTCGTATTCTAACTCACCGAATGATTTTTTAATTGAGTTGTGGTGATATCCCATAGATGATGCCATTCGAACACACATAATTTTAAATTCATGTATATTCATATCATCCGGTACATCGAATGTTATATTTATAGCCTCTCTATTTAACGGCTCTTCTGATTTGTATGATAATACTCCCATTATACTAATTGATATCCTTTATCTAAAAGAGGTTGTGCTTTTTTGTATTTAACAAATTCCATTTCTCCTTCAGGTGATTGTAACATTACTCTTTCGTTTCTTCCAGGTTTTTTCTCTGCTTTTATTTGACCACTATATCTTCTAATTGAAGAGTTTATACTTATACCATCAATAGAATCAATTAATCTCTGAGCAGTAATACATTCGAACAATCCTAAATCATTCATATATTCTTCTTGGTCTTTCCATTCTTTTTTATCAGATGAAAACTCTACAATACCTAAATTATCAGTATCAATTTTAAACCATTGATGTCTAGCAGTTTTTCTAACCTTTTGTTTTTTATCTAATTCTTTTTCAAAATAAACAACCATCTCTTTTGATGTTTCGGTAACCTTCGGATTAACTAATGTTAAATCATCATACTCACCACCAAACTTAATAGTAACAATACGTTTATCTATTCCAACATCAGATGCATTTACAGCATATTCGTTTTCTAATTTAGATATTTTTTCTTTATATTCGTTTAACTCTTCATTCGTAACGGGAGTTTTTTCAATTCTCTTTACTATCATAGTATTTTTTTATTTCGTTTGTTAAATAATCTATCGATTCTGCACTACCTATATATGCTCCATGTTTTGCGTAAAATGGAATCCACATATCTTTGTTGGTTTCGATTCTTTCTTTTAATTTGTATCTCTCAGGCAATTGAACCTTTATATAACTCATAATAAATCTTCTGGTGTTTCTCTATAAACTCTATAACTATCTTCATCAAAGTGTTCAGTCGAAACCTCAAATACAATTGAGTTATCTTCTAATGATATTAACTGATGGGGTAATCCTCTATCGATTAAAACACTATCTCCCTTTTCTAAAGTTTTACCTTCTAACTTTCCATCTTCTACATTCAACCAATTAAATTGAAATCTTCCTTCTTGTACATACCAACTTTCTTTTTTCTTTAGGTGATAATGCATTGAGAATCTATTTCTTTCTTTTGTGAATACTAATAATTTTCCACAATACTCTTCATCGTTGTGAATCCATAGTTCGTATCCCCAATTCTTTTCTACTCTCTTAGGAGCTTTAATATCTACATCTATAATCATTCTGCGTAACTTTGTGTGTTTAACAATCCACTATATTCACATACATTAAATTTTGCCATATGTGGTATAATCGCAAGTTCCTTTGCCTTTGCTTCTACCATAACATCAACATCCGTTCCATATAACTTAGGAAGTTTGTTAATATAATCTGAATGTGCTTGTGGTTTTAGTTTATCATTCTCCTCATGCAATGCTTTACTTTCAGAGTAATGAACTATTGGTTTAATATCTTCAGGCCAAGTTGATATTGCCAACTTTAATGCCTCTTCTTCAGTTAATCCACCTGTACAAAATTTGTGGTGATGATAATCAAATACAATTGGTATTCCAATTTGTTCGTTTAAATACATCAAATCTTTTACTGAATACATTGATGCTTTATCATCGTTCTCAACTGTTAATCTACTTTTTACTGATGGTGATAATCTTTTAAAGTTTTCACAAAATCGTTTCATTGCTGATTCTTTATCTCCATAAACTCCATTACAATGGATATTGATTTTATTATAATGTGATTGTTCTAATCCCATCAAATCAAATATCTTACCATGTAATTCTAAATCAGTAATTGTATTTTCTACAACATGAGGTCTTGGTGAAACTAATACATTGAATGGACCAGGATGTGAAGTAATCCTAATACCATTTTTTTTAGCGTAGTTACCACAAGCCATTAATATAGTTTTGATTCTAAGATAGTGTGGTGATTTCTCTATCTCATATTCAGAACCCCAAGGAAACATCTCAGAAGATAATCTGAATAGTTTAATACCATTCTCATTATTCCATTCTAAAATCTTATATAAATCTCTAGCGTTTTGTAATCCCAATTCCGTTGCGTATTCAACACCCCTTTCTAAGAATGTTCTTTTAATCATTGAACGATTGGTAGTTACTTTTGGTTTTTGACCCGATAGAGTCATATTAATACAAGCGTATCCTAAATTCATTTCGTTGGATTTATCATTTGTTATAAACAAATATACGAAAAAAATATTTAAAAACCAAATTTATTTCAATAAGTTTTTGAATCGAAGTTGTCAGGATAGCTTGTATCCTTTTCGTTTTTTACATATGTTAACCAATAGTTTACTGCATTTTGGTTATTTATCCACTTACTTCTATCACCCCAATTGAAATTAGGTCTAGCATAAAATGGAACTTCATTCATTACATATTGTGCTCTACGAGATGATGAAGGAGCTGGTTCATCTATTAATCCATCCCCATCATTATCATATCCATCAATAGTACCATCACCATCAATATCAATTCCTCTACGTGTAGTATCCTTTGTTAATGATTCGGTTTCATCAACTTTTTTTTTATAATTCTTTGCAGCTTCTTTTAACTCTTCGTTAGGTTCTGATTCCTTTTCAGATTCTTCTACCATTTTTGAAATATCTTTTGGTGAGAAATCTAAATCTTCATTATCAAACTCTTCATTTGCCAATTCATCATCAACATCAAATTGATTTCTAAAATCTTCCATCTCTTCTTCAGTCCAAAAGCCATCATCTTCTTCTGGCTCCTCATCGTATAGTTCTCTCTTACGAATTATCTTTTCTTTATCAACAATTCCCCTATCAACTTTTAATGCGTTGTTAAAAGCAATTACTAATGCAACTGCAAGTGGGTCAAATACAAAGATAATAATTAGAATAAACCAATTGATAATAACATCCATAGGTCTATCCAACAATCCACTTAGATATTCTAATGGACCTAATTCAGATGATACACCTTCTGATGATTCAACATCTAATATTTTTAATTGAATTGATTGTAATGAATCTGCTGCTACTTCTCTTTTTGATTGAACACCTTTACGATTCTCTTCTTCAACTTCAATACGTTTTTGTGAAATCCTAAGTTCGGAAGTAGAGATGGTTGTTCTAACGCCCCCAACCACCGAGGTGTCTCGTACTTGGATTGATTGAGATTTCGCATTAGAAAGAGTACTAATGTTATTACTGATTCTTTTAAGTTCTTCATCATATCGTATTACATCATCACCCCAAAACTTTTCTTTTTGTTGTAAGAATGCTAATTGTTTTTCTTTTATACTGAATTGATTGAATGTATCTTGAAATGCGGATGTTAAGAATCCATAGATACCTAAAGATGTTATAAGGATTAAAATAAGAACTGCTCCACTTAGGTATAACCTAAATGATTTGTTTATCTTTTCCCAATAGTTGTATAGATAACCAGCAGTTATAAGTTTTGCTAGTTCTAATGAACTTGCCATTATTATTACAGAGAATGCTGCTCCAGCAAATAGTTTAGATAAACCACTTACGGAGAAGAATGCTGCATTGAATGCTACAAACAATGCTGATAATCCTAACAATAAAGTTCTAAATTTCATGTGGGGTTTTAGCCAATTAAAGTTCGAGTAAGTTCCAATAACCTTTGAATCTTCTTCGTTAACTTTAAAGCGTCTGCTTGATTGGAAGGTCTTTTTCCTTCTAACATTTCACCAATTACTTTATTGGAATTTTCAATTCCCTCTAAGTATGATTCTGCCTTTTCTTTGTATTCTGCTTTCATAATAACATTCTTTATTCGTATATATAAATATTAAATAATCAAAAAAGGGAGATTTTTTGTAATCTCCCCTCTTTTAACTAACATCACTAAAACTAAAATCTAATCTTTACTTTTTTAGATTTTCTTTCTTCTTTTTTGTCCATAACGATTCTTAACACACCATTTTCAATAGATGCTTCTGATGTTGTTCCATCAAAATCTTTTCCAACTTTGAATTGTAGGTTTACATCACCAACTACTGCATTTACCTTTTTGGCAATTGCTTTAACTGTAATAATACCTTCAGTAACATCAACATCCACATTCTTTGGATTGTGTCCTACAACACTTACAATAAGTTCTTGCTTACCATCTTCTAATGTAGTGATGGAATAGTTTCCTTGATTGTTTGGGAGTGCTGAATCCCAATTAAACTTCTCATTTCTTAAAGGAGATAGTTCGTTAAATAAATTATCAATTGTAAAAATCATACTTTTCTTTTTTAAGTTAAACATACAATCCATATATTACCAAATCCATACCAATTGATTAAAGATGACGTTTTTTCCGATTTATTAAAAGTTTTCGGAAATGTTGTCATACATTCCAGTTGATTTTCTATATTCCGAATTCTCTATTCTAGTACTCATATGGTCAGCCCAATGTAGAATATATGGTAAATCGGTTTTTACTTGAAAATCTTCGTTATAAGAAATGAAATACTTCTTAGTAGCATCATTGTATAAACCATCAGCCATATGAATACCCAATTGTTCTTTCTGAGTATATTTAATTCCATATTGATTCAATAACCAAAATGCTCTATCGGTTACATCAAAGTATTGTAACTTTGGATTGTGAGTAAAGTATTCCTTTTTATTTTTCATATGCCACTCTGATGTTTGTGGTAAGTAATATGGTTCTTTACCATCCCCTAACTTTCCTAAATCATGATGGAATGCTGCAAATAATAATTCCTCATCGGTAAAGTTAATAATACCACCACTTGCTTCAAACATCTTTTTAATTTTGTAAGCATTTGTAGCTACATTCATTACGTGGTCTATGTATCCACCAGGATATGCCGAGTGAAAGTTTAGTTTACCACTTGCTGGTGCCATTGCTAGTTCGTTCCCCAATTCATCAGGTGAATACATATGGAGTAGTTTTTCTAACCTATCTCCAGTAAACACTTTTTTGATAGCTGCTATAAATCTATTATAGTTTGCTTCTAATTGTTCTTCGGTGTAATTTCTAATCATTCTTCTATATATTTTGATGTTAACGCTCTATATAATACTTCTAATTCTTCTTCGGTTGTACAAAACCCCAATCCATCGAAATCTAATATCTCAACGAAATATTGGTCTGGTTTTAAACCCATACTTACTAACTCCATTTCATCATCAGATGAGTTAGTTACAAAACGTGGTGCATATTTATCAGTTCTCTCCTTTGGAATAGGTAGTGTCCAAAAATAAGCCTTATCTAACTCATCACCCTCTTTAATATCTTCTCTATTTTCTATGAAATCAGGAGTACCCTCATAATCATTTGAGATATGTTTTGACCAACCCTGTCTTTTAAAAGTTTCATCGGTTAGTGGTGTAACTTGTAGTTTTACTTTTCTCATTCTAATACTATTCTAATAGTTTTTTCTATATCTTCAAATCTTGCTTTAACAATAAGTGTATCACCTACCATTTCATCTATTGGTGCAATTACTGTGTTTATTTCTCCACCATCTCCACTATAAGAAAACTCATTAATAGTTGGAACACTACTCCCATTGAATCCAGTCACATATGAAGTATCAATTGTAACCCAATTACCCAATACATTTATTGTTCTTCTAACGATAACATATGCCGTATCATTTAAAGTCCAATTGTGTGATGATTCCCATTCAACCAATTGTGGATATGGTTCTTCACCATTATTTAAAAGTGTTCCACCTATTGTATGAATAGTCTGAATAGAGTTATCCGATGAGTTTAGTTCTAATTTATACAAACCTTCATCGGTTGTATCTAATCTACCATCCAATTGCATTGTATAGTTATCAGGCAATTCATCAATAATATTATCCTCACAACTTGTTATGAATATAAGAGAAACTAATACAAATAATAACAATGCAATAAATTTTAACAATTTAATTGTTATTTTTTCAGTTTGTTCTTTTCTGTGTTTATCTTTCATTATAATAAGTAATCTAAAATTGAATCCCAATTTGGATAAGGCCCTTCCTTACCAGTTTCCCAATTGATACCGAATTGTAATAACTCACCATCAAACTCACCAGCACCATTCTTAGTTCTATCATCGATAAGATAATCACCAACTAACAAATCCTTTCTATGTGTTACAAATATTTTTTTGTGAAATAGATTTCCAAAGTAATCTTCAACCCAAAATCTTTTATCAGAACCACTCATTGGATTTCCCCAAGGAGCTGAAGTAGCTATAAACAATTCATATTTACCACTTTCAGCAAGTTTTTTAACAGCTTCAATAGCTCCCTCCATTGGAGGTGCGTTTCTGAAAATACCTTGAATGTGGTCAGGATTATCTTTGTATCTTTCCTTTAAATACGGATGTAATTTGAAAAACTTATCAAAAGCTTTTCCCAAGTCAACTAAGACTCCATCCATATCGATATAAATTATTTTTTTCTTCATTAATTGGTTTAAAGGGTTATTATTATCACTCATTTACTATGTAAATATACAAAATATATTTAACATATACAAGCTTTTTCTCATTTATTTTAAGTATTCTGGTCCGTAATAACTCCAGTTATCAGTACCATCAAAGATGTTACCCCTACTATGTTTAGCAGGAGTTCTCCAACCAGCAGGTTTTAATAGGTCTCCTTTTTTGATTGGTGATTGTTTTAACTCACCATCCACCATAGAGATGAATGCCCAAACGGTAGTACCATCCATAATTTTAAGGTATTTACTACCTTTACTAACTTCTAATGGTTCGTATGGTTTGTATGAGAAATTATTATTCCAATATGTTTCTCTTTCTTTGTTTACTTTTTCAAGCCAGAAATCAAATTTACTTTTCATATTTTAGTGTTTTAAGGTTTAACGTTTTGGGAGAATCACTCCCACTCAATTACAACACTAATATACAAAAAAAAGTTGAGACTACCAAATGTTTTCCCAACTTTTTTTAATAAATTTTAATAATTTTTATTGATATGCACTTAGTAATCTAAGTAGTTCATCTAATGCCTCATGTCTATGGTTATCTACCAAATGAGTATAGTAAACGTATTTTGAATCTTTCAATTTAGGAACATCATGTATGGCTGAATCATTCGAAAACTTTAAATCAATTTGTTGAGGGTCTCCACAAAGTATCATAGTAGAACCTTTACCTAATCTACCTAATACCATTCCTAATTGTGATTTAGTTAGGTTTTGATATTCATCGACTATTACTATTGAGTTTTCAAATGTTCTTCCTCTAAAGTGTGTTAACGAAACTAATTCAATTTTCTCATCTTGTTCCATCTTTTCTAAAATGGCTGGTTTATTATAAACCTTTCTCATATTGGAACGAATTGGTACTAACCAAGGTTCCATCTTTTCATCCAATGAGCCAGGAAGAAATCCATTATCTTCATTTGAAACAGTTGGTCTTGTTATAACTATTTTATTTATTTGCCGAGTAAAAAACATATCTAATGCTATTTGTACTGCTAATAACGTTTTACCAGAACCTGCTTTACCTTGAATAAAATTGTAAGGGTGATAAAGGATTGCTGTTTTTGCTAACTTTTGTTCATCTGATAAGGATAAGTTAAATTTAATCTTACCTTTAGGTGGAACCTTCTTGATGTTCTCTGCCATTTTTTAATTTGTAATTGTTATCTTATGCGATTTTTTAGATGGACTTGTTCGTTTGGGTTTGATTGTTTTTTCGTATTTAACAATCTCAGCACAAATTTCATATTTTTCCATTCGTTCACATAAATTTAGTAATCTATGCAACGCCAACATATAATCCTTCTTTTCTACTATGGATACAATATCCAAATTAGAAAATTCAATTAATATAATAGAAGGTACATTTCTTCTATGGGCGTCAATTAAAAGAAATAGGGATTGGGTAAGAAAGTCATCTCCGTAGTTATACAAATACTCATTAAGTGTGGTATTATTGAGAGAGAAATACTTTCTCCACTCAACATTTGCTAGTGGTTTTTTCTTCATAACCTATAAATGTTAAGTTGTTACAATTATAAATATGAAAGTAAATAAGTTTTTTGGTAAAATTAGGAATGTTTTAATCTATATAATCTCTTCTTCCATCTGCACCTCTATCAAGAATCCAAGTTTCAAACTCAGCATCCCATTCCCAATAATCACCATCTTTAAATACAGTTTCTCCAGCAGATACTCCCATTCTTCCTATTGGTGTATATTGACCAGGTGGAGGTGGTGGTGTATCACCATTATCAGTTGTTTGTGTATCGGTTTGTTCTGATGGTGAATCAGCTGGAACACTTTCTTCCTCTGGTGAGTATCCATCGAAATCACCCAACACATTGGCAGGTATTAATCTATCATCGTAATTTGCTGCTGGTTTTGTTACAACCCAACTTATATATTTAATTAATTCAATTATATCATAAGTAGGTGTTGCTTCCAATACTCCACCATAACCTACTTGATAATTAGAATATACAAATAAGTTTTTTCTAACCTCAACTTGACCAGCTATTTCGTTTCTATTTAGATTAATACTAAGTTCTTTTGCTCGTAATGCTTCAACCTTTTCTTTTAATGGTTTTATATCAACTACTACAATATTTTCTTTTTGAATTACCGAATTTACAGCAAATGGTTTTTGATTATAATAATCATCTGCAAGTATATCCATTAGTTTTTTAGTTGCATATAAATCAGGTATACCTTCCGTTCCATCTTTTAAACATAGTAAAAAATCGAAATTGATATCTGGATTATCTAATATTGTTATAGAGGATTCTATATCATATTTATTAAAGTCTATTGATATTTGTGGATACTTAGCTCGTCTACTATCCCAAGTAGTTCCAACTGATTTTTCTTCTGGTATTAAAGAATCTCTATATAATCTGATTAATCCATTTATATCAAAATCACCTACCGATTCTTTTATGATTACTTCAGCATCTTCATTGAACCTATCTCTAATACTTCTGAATTGTTCTCTACCTGATTTAATATCAGTCCTAACTGATTCTACATATCCATCACCATCAATATCCTCAATAGTACTTACTATATCATTTGGAATTGGTTCGGGAGTTGGTGTTGGAATTGGTGTTGGTGTTTGAGTTGGAGGGGTATCATTACCACTATTAGTATTACCACTATTAGTGTTTCCACTATTGGGATAATATCCAGGTTCGGTTGGATTAAAATTTGGTGATTGTTGTTCTGCCATTATACTAATACCTTTCTATATAAATATTAGTTTTTAAGAAAGATTAGATTCCACTATGTCCTTCATCGTAGAATTGAACATTTACACCAGCTTCTTCAAACATTCTCCAACTTCTTTCGGCGGATTCTTCCCATTTGATTCCTTTTGCTCCACCACTTCTTTCACAAAAGATTCTTGTGATACCAGCGTTGATAATTCCTCTAGCACAATCAGAACAAGGAATACCACAACTTAGATACATTGTACAACCTTTAGTAGAAACTCCTATTCTTGCTGCGTTGTAAATAGCGTTTCTTTCAGCATGTTCAAACCAAAAATACTTTTCTGGTCTTTCTTGTCTTTCTTTAAAATTATCTTTTATACCTCTTGGAAATGAGTTATAGCCCGTTGATACAATTTCTTTATCCTTACCAACGATTACTGCACCAATCTGAGTTCTCTCATCTTTTGATTTGAGTTTAACTTGGTGTGCTAAGTTTTGAAAGTATTCTACCCATCTCATTACTTAGCCCACTTATCTCTTTGAACTAATTGAGAGATTATACCATATACTGATAAATCTTCATAAGTATCTTGAATGTTTTCACCAACCTCATCTGGTTGTCCTTTAACAACTAATTGTAGTAACCTCTGAATCTTATCATTCTTTCTAAACCATAATCCAGTTAGAGCAACTTTCTTGTCATCATCAGTTTCTAAAGTTGAACCTACTGATATGTTACCTGGTCCATAGTTTCTTTGTTTCTTACAAAAAGTTTCGTACATCTCATCTAAGATTACTCTGAACTCATTACAAGTTTCGGGATAAGTTCTTTCACAAAATTCTACTGCTGTTTCTTTCTTTGACATAATTTATATTTTATCTTTATGAACAAAGATACAAAAAATAATTTTAATATCCAAGCTTTTTCAACTAAATTTATAAAAAGTAAAAAAAGTTTAATTTTTTTTATCGTTTGGGGAAATAGGTATATATGTATATACACTAACATAAAATACTCTAAGGTGATGCTATGAGTTTAAACGCATCTAAACTTCAATCAGAAACGATTGTTGGACCGAGCAAATTTTCTTTTTGATTTTTTTCAGACACAGTGACACGGTGCAAGACAAGACAATTATTAAATAAAAAAATTATAATAAAAATTTAGACATGACAACTAAAGAACTTCATAGGTGAATTGGTCTATTCTCCTTACTACTCTATATGTTCTACTTGTCGGGTCGTTAGAGTCTAACTCAGCTCTTTTGGATTCCGCGTCTGATTGGGTATCATACTCATCTAAAGTATCTTCTGAATTTAATTTATAAACCCATATTTGTCTTTTAGCCCAATTCGGGTCAGTTCCATTATCGACAGGAACCAATTGTTTTTGTATTGCGTATTCTTTCATATTTCAACTCCTCTTTTATGAAGTTCACTTTTAATCAAACTCTTCTTTCTTTTATAAGAAGGAGATTCATATAACTTTTTCAACTCCTCAGTAGTAGCTCCACTTACAGTATAATGTTGCATGAACCATTTATTGGTCATTTTTCCATTTCTATCTTTTATGTATTGTTTACTACTTGGTTTTAATTTCGCAGGCATTGTTATTATATAAGTTCGTTCTTATTTAAATATATGAATATATCGTTTCCAATAATTTCTCCAAATCTAACATCAGATGGATAATGAACTTTTGCAACTATCCTACTTTTAGCTATATCTTTACCTAATTTAATAAACTCCATTTTGTGAGATGGATATAGTTCAGATAAATAATTTGATATTAATATACTTTGTGCAGCATGACCAGATGGATATGATGGAGAATCTTTTGTTGTATTTTTAATCTCATTCGTATCTAATGGAATTTCAAACTCTTTAGCCAACATATATGGTCTTGGTCTATTATAGTGGTATTTTAAATCTAACACAATAGAACCAGCAACATTTTTTAACTCCTCTACTTTATCTTTTGGGAAATCCAAATCTAACCTTTTACATAAATCTTTAAAGGATTTTTTTACCTTATCCATTTCTATTGTAAATTCATCATTAGATGGAATCTCAGAAATGTGCATAAGTTCGTATATAGTTCTTACCGATTCGTTTTTATGTGGAGGATTTGATTTGTATTTTTCAATATCAAAATCTTTAACAATAGAATTAGGAATCTCAGCAATACGTTCAGCATGTTTTGGCTCAACGGATTCACTATTTTTAAGATTCTTAATCTTAGCTACATTTTTGAAATCATATACTAACATATCTATAAATATATTATTCTACAATAATAGTTGTTTTTTCGATTTCAATATCAGAACTAATAAGAGATAAATATAATTCTTCTTTAGGCAATGACTTAGTGTAAATTATTTTAGTGTTCAAACCCAATATAGGAATAATACTTTCTTTAGAAACCACCGAGCCGTTTAACTTACTTATTATTAAATGATGAGGTTCAGTTGAACTTACTTCAAATGAATACTCTTGTCCATCAACAACATTGGATATTGATTCTTCAAATATCATTTCGTATTGTGGCATAGGTTCTACAATCATCAACTCTTCTGGTTGACAAGATAATATAACGAACAATATTAATACTATATACTTTCTCATTTTATTTTATGGTCTATTCCACCCCCATTTTGTTTTACTAATTCTGATTTTAAAACTGATAGTAATCCTAGTGTAGATTCAAAAGTTTGTTGTGGTGAAAAGTAAATCTTATATTGTACACCACCATTTAGATTTTGAGAACCATCAGTAGATATAGAACCTAACTTTATGTAGTTTGTTCTTTCAGCTGAGAATGATTGTAAGTTAGAAGTAGTTTCTATTCTATCAAACTCTACTCTAGTGTTATCATATCCTATTCTAAATTCAGAACCTACAATGTTATGATTGTTTTGTGGTACATCTAATGTTACCACAAATTTATCTTCTTCCTTACTGATATCTAATAATATTTCCAATTCATTTGATTTTTGAGAAGATGAATTTCTAGCCGATGTTGATTGAGTACCAGGTGAACTTGTTGATTGTGGTGCAGAATGTGAAAGGTTTACATCACCTATAAACGAAACTTTATATTCTAAAGTTTGTATCGTATCTATAACACTAAAAGTAAAAGATGTTGATGGTGATTTATTTGTTTGTGTTTTCCAATTAGTAGTTGTAGTATTATCGTATTCTGATTTAGGAACTATTCTCATTATTTCAGACAGATAACCATTAAAAGGAGTATCACCACCATTTAAGAAAGCTAATCCTATTTGACTATCTTGGAAATCAAATTCACCATCTTGATTTACATCTGAATTTTGTAATTGAACTCCATTCAAATCTCCTTTATATCCACCAAATATTCCACCACCAGCTAATTCATTAAATCCCGCAACTACATCTGCAACTGTAATGTAATCATCCATAAATTCTTCCGCTGTCCATTGTTCTATATTATTAGATGGGTTCATAAAAGATATTTTATGTCCTTTGTATATTTCAACATCTTCAAATGAGAACTCTGCTTGTAATCCATAAAATCCATTCGCATCTCGTATGTTTGAGGAATTAGATGAATTGATAAAATCAAATTGAGTATCGGTGTAGATATAATATTCAGCCCAATATTGGTCATCGGATTTGTAAGTTATTTCATCATTCCATAAATCAAATAATTGTAATTGTTTCAAATCAGTAAAGGTAAATCCACTTGCAAATTCTCTTTTATCTATACCAACTCTATATCTTTTATTTGTGTTATCATAATCATATACCACACACCATTCTACATTACCACCAGTTGTAGTTGCTTTCTTACCATCTGCCATCTTAACTAAATTTAGATAATCAGTTATATCTTTACTACCATCATCATCTAAATAATATTTTGAATTCATAGTAGAAGTATTGAAATATGTTGAACCATCTTGTTCATTTGATGCATCATAATATACACCAAATCTATATTCTTCTGGTGCTAATTGAGAATGGAATTCTAAATCTAAATCAACTTCAGGGTCTGTTGTAGTACTTGTACCACTTGGGTTTATATTTGTCCAAGTTCCAAATTGATGATTAGAACTAACTTGGTTATAATAAGGATTTGAGGAATTTGCTGGTATTGAATATGCGAAGTAGTAATAATCCCCACCACCATATTCTTGGTATCTAAATTCAAACTCATACCATTTAGTTTTATCTAAAGTTGCAGTTCCATATACATAAGAACAACAACCCCATTGATATGTCATTGTTTGCCAAGTAGTAGTTCCTACTTCTCTATATCGAGTTTCTGATGAATCATCTGCATAAGTTCTAATATTATAAGTTCCACTTTTGTTTGGTTTGAACCAACCAGAATAAACTATTGCAAAATATGAACTTCCATATCGTGGTGGGTGTCCTCCATTTAATCCAGTTGAACCATATGGTGATACTTCTCCAGTATGAGTTAGTGTTGTACCTGGTTGGTTTGTATCAACCATTGCATCAAACTCAGCAGTTGAACCTGCTCCTCCACTATATGTTACACCACTTAAAGTAGAACTTGCACCAGTACCATAGTGAGTTTTGTAGGATTTATAATTTATATATCCCTCACCAGTTTGGGAATATCCTACTTTACAAACTAATAGTGTACTTATTAAAATAAAAATAAACTTTTTCATTTATTTTTTATCTGGATTATCTATTCTAAAATATATTGATGCACCAACATAAGGTCTTAATTCACCTACATTACTTTGTACATCCAATAAATCATTTCTAAAACCTAAATCTAAACTAAACATTTTATCTTTAGGTGTTTTGTGTAGTAATTTGATACTAGCACCACTAAAGTAATTACCTACATCATACTGATAACCAAACCCTATAAACATCTTCTTAACATTCACAGGCACCTCTACTATCTTTTCAACCTTTCTTTCTCTATAAATTTTCTTTATTTTAGTTACAGGTTTTTCAACTATTATCTCTTTGATAACTTCAACAGTATCAACTTTAGTAATGTACTTTGGATAGTATATTTTCTTTTCAATAATATTATCAACATAAACACTATCTATTATTGTTTTTACAACTTCTACTTCTACTTCTTTTATTAACTCTACCTCTTTGATAGTTGGATTAAAATATTGAAATAATGATAATCCTATTAACCCTATTATAATCCCTAATTTGTAATCTATTTTTTTCATAATTAAAATGGTATTTTAGAACCCACCATAAATGAGTTCATTATCGGTACAAATTCATTTGATGAACGAATGATAGTCCAAGAAAAGTTAACCGAAAATTTGTTTGTTATTTGTGCGTTGAATGAATTAGCTAATATCATTATGGTATCTTTACTAATACTTGAAAACGGAGAATCAACAACCCCTGGTAATTTTTGTGTATATGATATTGGACTTGCTGCAACTATAAAAGCAGGAGTATAAACAATTCTTTTATTAATCATAAACATATTTGTATATAACCCATTCCAGCCACCACTAGCCATATTAGGCATCTTCTGACCTAATGCATCTTTACCAAACATATAAGAATAGTTAACACCAACACCAACAGTTCCCCACTTACCCATAGGTTTCATTCTACTTAAAGAAACTGATGTTGCATTCATAGCGTAGTTTCTCATATAAGAAACATTAACACCATCTACCCAATTAACTTGGTACTTATCATTTAAAGTTACCTTTGATTTACCCAATGATAATCCCACCTGTTTTAAGTTATCATAAATTTGTAATGTAGATGTATATGTTACATCACCATATATAGAACTCATTGATGCTCCAACATTAAGAACTGTATTGTAATCCAATGTTAATGCTTGTTGAGCCAACATATCTGCCTTTAATTGTATAGGCATAAATTTCTTTTTCTTTTCTTCTTCCTCTTCCTCATCTTCTTCCTCATCTTTTTCTTCCTCCTCCTCATCTTCCTCTTCCTCTTCTTCCTCTTCATCTTCTTCTTCCTCCTCTTCTTCTTTTTCTTCCTCTTCCTCTTCCTCTTCTTCATCAGATTCTTCTTCCTCTTCCTTTTCTTCTTCCTCAGATTCTTCTTCACTTTCTTCTTCACTATCTTCATCAGATTCATCAGAATCATCATCAGAATCATCATCACTATCGGAATCATCATCGGAGTCATCATCACCATCTCCATCTGAATCATCTCCATCAGAATCATCATCACCATCTCCATCTCCATCACTATCGCCATCTCCATCTCCATCACTATCGCCATCGGAATCAGAATCACCATCACCATCTCCACCATCACCATCGGAATCACCATCAGAATCTCCTCCTCCATCAGAATCAGAATCTCCATCGGAATCACCAGAACCACCATCACCATCTCCACTATCGGAATCACCACCTCCACCATCGGAATCACCTCCTCCATCAGAGTCTCCTCCTCCGCCATCGGAATCACCACCACCTCCATCAGAGCCATCAGAACCTCCACCACCATCAGAGCCATCAGAACCTCCTCCACCAGAGTCTCCACTTCCACCACCACTATCTCCACTACCACCACTATCTCCTCCACCAGATGAACCAGAACTACCAGATGAGCCTGAGTTATTGTTGTTAGTTGCGTTGTTAGCGTTGTTAGTTGCGTTTTGAGTTTGGGTTGTTGCTGATGAACATGGAGATAATGCAGCCCACCAAGCGTATTGCTGAACTAACCAAGATTGTAGTTCACCATTAATGTATTGATTGTAAGTAAATAGTTTAACCTTATTATAAAAGGATACAACTGCTGAACCAGATGTGAAATCAGCAGTAACTATTTGTACCTCACCAGTACACCTATCAACAAATGTTTGTGTGAAAGTTTGTCCGTAACTAAGATTCGTTACGAATATAAAAAAAAGTATCGATAGTAGTTTTCTCATTCATTAGTTTTCGAATATTCCTTTTCTTATCATTCTAGATACTATTCTTGCCGAAGCAGTTTCTAATGCCTTACGAGTAGTAACACCAATTGCAGATTGTCTAAAGTTTACTTCATCTACACTTAACCCCAACAAACCTTCTTGTTTCTTTACAGTAGTTGCCTCACCCAAACCAGAACCAACAAAGTATCTTCCAGTTTCAGCATCAGTAAACCTAACTTGTAATCCTAAACGAGTTATTTGTTTTTGAGTAACCCCATCTTTAAGCGCAACAACTTCATCTTCTGATACTGAGAAATCATATATTTCAATAGTAACAAAGTATTCAGCAAGAGTAATCTTACCCATACCATATACTTTATTTTCAGATACACCCTTACGAGATGCAACCCATTGTGATTTCATTCTATTCTTAATCTCAGATTTCTCTTCTACGAACTCAAAACGATTAGTCCAATCTAAGTATTCAATTACCATATTGGTTACCCCTAATCCAATCCTAGCATCCTTTAACTCAGGCCACATCTCATACACCATATCAGATGCAGATATGTTAATTAGTGCAATAGGAATATACTCCCCATCGTAATCTGATACATCATCAATTGATTTTCTTTTTTCAAAATCTGCTTGATACTTTTCTGCCTCTACCGAACCTACTTGTCCAAATATAGTTTGTGTAAACAATACACATACTAATAAAAAAAGTATTTTTTTCATATTCTTATTTTTTATTTTTCATATGTTTGGTTAAATTGGGATACATATTATATCCTGATTGGATTAACCAATTATCCAATTTCCTTAATATTTCTATAATCTTTCTCATACTAACAACAATAATCAAATATACCAAATTGTACATTATCAAATTGCGATGGATTTGTAACCAATTCAAATATCATTTTACCAATACCTGAAAAAGCCATAACCATCAAACAATATATTACTACTGCTATTATGTAATCATACCAAAAAGTACAATCTGTCCATATTTGTCTAATAACATCTAAAAACACCATAATTTTATTTTAATAATTAACTTCCTATAACTTACTACCAATCCGCTTCTTCTTCTACTTCTTTTTTCTTCTTAACAGGGACTTTAACCTCCTTGATAATCACCTTCTCCTTTACTGGTTGTTGTTCTGGTATGTTTACTACGATAGTAGGTCCTTGAACATTAACCTCTTGCTTTTGTTCTATTTGAACTTGTTCGGTTTGTTCTTCGGATTCTATTCCTACAAATGATTTTACTTCATCTATAAAAACACCACCCAACGTAGTTAGTATTATACCAACCCCAGCTATTATTTGATTCTTTATTTGTGCAAAGAATCCTTCTTTTTTATCACTCATAATTTATTTATTTAATTTACCACAAATGATTGATTACCCAATACGTTGTGAAATTCATCAGTTAATTGAATCATATAACCACTCTTATCTAAAGAAGCAACATATACTCTAAGAAGATTATCACCCTCTTCAGCTTCTATCATCTCTTGTGATATTAGTTCATTATTAATTCCATGTCTTATCTTAATTCTATATTTACCATCTAATGGTAATTTAACATTCATAGCAACTCTATCAGTTACAATAGTGTTTTCTAATTTTATACCAATCAATTCTTTTATTTGTAAAGATTGTGGTATTTCTTCATTAGTAATTGGTTCTAAAAATTCATCATCTTTAGCACATCCAATTAATATAGTAAACGTAAGTAATATTAGTAATAATTTTTTCATCTTTTTATTGTATTATAAAGTTAATTTTTGTTCCATCTGCTTTCACACCTTCTTTTACTCTAAAAGAAATTAAACCAGATGTATTTTCTATTGTTTCTAATGGTGTGAATATTAGTTTATATGGTGTTCCTTCTTTAACAGTAGATTCAAAGTTTTGGTCAAATGAACCAACCCTTACTATTCCATTTTGAACTATGTTAGAAAAGTTAGTCATCGTATTACCAGTATCAAATATTACATTCTCCAATGAAAGTACATTAGGGTCATATACGATATTAAACTGAGAACCAACCATACCTTCAACATCAGAGTTAATTGAGAATACCACCTGCCCCTCATCGTTTATTTCAGATATTAAATCAATATTAGCATCTTCCGAATCTCTTTTAGAATATCTAGCAGATGATTGTCTAGCAGAAGTTGATTTACCACCACTCTCTACTACTGGAGTATATGAATGGGAGAAGTTTACATCCCCAACTAAACCATGTGCCAAATCAATTGTTTTAGAACTAGCATCTGAATCAATTGGTGTGAATGATTTAGCGAATGTTACTACATCATTAGCAACTGCACCATATGTAGATGCTATACCACTATAATCTTCCGTTTGTCCATCTTGTGTGATTAAGTTTGTATTAGAACTATCTACACCTTGAAGGTAAGCAAGTATCTCATATGAATCTTGGAAATCAACAACACCACCATCACCAACAACATCAGCCATTATATCTTGTACGAAATAATCGAATGTAGTTGAACCACCACTTGGACCAGAACCAGCTCCAATCGCCTCAGCAAATACTAATGCCAAATCAGATACAGTTACAACTTCATCTAAGTAAGATGCAGCTTCGGTTAAGTTTGCTTCTGCCGTATAAGTTACGTTGTTTTCTAAATCACTTATAGATGCTTGTCCACTTTCATCAAACGTACCAGTTGCAACTGATTCACCTACACCATTCTTAACAGTATAAGAGTAATCAGTATAGTTATCAGTATTAGCAGTTTTAAGATTTATTACAAAGTTACCAGCATTACCACCTTCGATACCACTTAAATCTTGTCCATCTTTAGAACGAGTAGTTTGTATTTGTGTACCATCTGATTCTTGGTAGTTTGCCCAATTCACTTTAATGATATCATTATAGTTGGAATACCCACTACCAAACTTATCCTTTACCTTAAACGAATACTTAATAAATTCTTGTCCATTTTCCAATGCACTAGCAGATTGTATAGTAACTCTTTCTACACTCCAATCAGCACCAGTCTCATACGAATTAGCACCTGCTTCATCTTTCCACCAAGTGTATTGTACATCCATATCATCTTCATCGGAATCTGCTTTAGGTACAAACTTATATCCTGTCCAATTGTTTCTAGCAAATGATGCACCAGTTGGTGCTTGTGATTCATGTGATACATACGATAACAATTTATTGTTGTATTCGAAATCTAATTGACCTAAAGTCAAGTCGTTTCCATCTCCTTTAAAGTATTGGAACTTCATAATCAAAGTATCTCCAACTTGCGTAACAGTATTAACTGGACTATAATCAATTGATGATTGTCCATACGAACTTAGTGTAAACATTACACTAACTAATAATAGTAAAATTTTTTTCATTCTAATAAGTCTTTTATTATTTTTTCACACACTCGTTTAAGTGCGATTGATGCGGTTTGTTGATTGAACCTACCATCGGCTGCAATAATCAATGTTGATTGAGAGATTTGTTTTGAAGTTCCTGCTTGTTTGGAAACCTTAATAACTTTACCATCTTCAATTAACTCTCCGATAGCAGCAATTTGGGTTAGAGCAACACCTTTTCTAAAAACAGCGATAGATGTACCCATATTCTTAATATCAAAAAATACTAATCTAACATTAATCCTTTGTGATGCACCATCGTATAAATCGTAGTCTAATTCTAGAATGATTTCTTCTAAAATATTTTTGATACCAACCGTAAGATTCCTATTACCAGCAAACTTACCCATACGAATTTCGTTGGTAACTTCACCGATTGCTATTTCTTTCGTTTCGTAAAAATCGTTTTGTGCTTGGGTAGATATACCCATAAAGAGGAATATAACTACTAACACAAACTTGTTTATAGCACACTTCATCTGCTATACCTTTCTAGTTAGGTAAAACAATTGATAAAACAATTCTAAAACGGATAAACTTCCTACAACAGGCTTAGAGCCCTTAAATAACGGATATTTTTGGAACAATTTTACTTATGAGTATAAGATACTACTCGGTAAGTATTTTCTATAAATATAACTAAGTTTTAAATACCGATGTTTTTTAACCTTAAAATTTCATCCTTAATCTTTTGATTAAATGGTGTCCATTTAAAGTTATCTAACATCCATTCTCTATAATGAGCTGGTATTTGTATGATTTCTTTACCTGCATATTTTCCAAATGGCATTTTTACCGAAGGTCCTTGAGCTGCCTTCTCATATGGTGATGGTTCACCCTCTATATGTAATCCAATCTCCTTAATTGGTATACCTGTTAGTAATTTCTTACCTTCACCATACATACTCCACCTACTTTTATCATCACATTTGAAATATATATCCTCAACCTTACCAAATTTAGGAACTGCACCTACAAAATCAACAACTAAGCCCTCAGACTTGTTTGGATGAATACGAGTAACCCTTCCAACGAACTGATACCACCAACTAAGTGATGCTGTTGGTCTACCAGTGATAATACAATCTAATTCTGGGTAATCAAACCCAACTGAGAGGATATTTACTTGTGCAATACACCTTAATCTACCTTCTTTGAAATCTTTTAACGTTTCTTTACGTTCTTGAGAGTTCATATCAGAATAAACCGCTTTACAACTTGGAATTAGTGTAGTTAACTCCTTAGCTTCATCAATTGAAGGTACTGCAATCAATATTGAGCGTCTATTGTACAACTCTTCTACCTTTTTTACTATTTTTGAAGAGATTTTCTGGTTTTTGTAAGCTTTTTTGATGGAAGAGTTGGAATATTCAGCCCCAGTAGTGTTATAAATCAAGTCTCCTGTGTTGAAATCATAGGATTGGTACTCTAATCTACTCCAAAACTCTAATTTTACCATCTCTTGTATTTGTGCAACGTAAATTATCTTCTTAAAGAAGTTACCTTTCTTAGAACGATTGGTTAACATCACTAATTTAGAGAAAGGTTTACCATCTGCACCCATATTTGTTTGTAATTTGAGAGGAGTAGCTGTTAAACCCAACGTATAAGTGATACCAGCACCCTTTAGGAACCTTCTTAACATACCATTTGGCTCTCTGGGGAACCTATCACACTCATCTATGATGACTTTTGTGATTCCATACTCTTTAAACTTCCATGCAACGTTAACAATCGAACCAATTGTAGCATAAGTTACATCACCAATCTCTTTTTCACCCATTGAGGCTGAATATATGGTAGCTTCACCACCTAAATTGATGAATTTTTCGTAATTTTGTTCCAATAATTCCTTTGAAGGTTGAATAACCAACACTTTTTCAGCTATTCCTTTAGCTATTTGAGCTATAACGATAGATTTACCAAATGCAGTAGGAGCAACGATGATAGAAGGAACTGGTTTCTTTTGTGAAAAGTACTCAATCCCCTTCTTAACAGGCTCTATTTGATTTTTTCTTAATGTTAACATTATCAATACTTATATATGTGTATATATAAATATACACTTTTACTAATATACGAAAAAAAATTGACATAGCAAAATAAAATAAATGTTAACTTTTTCCTAATTTTGTTTGGTTATTAAAAAATTTATTCGTATCTTAGTATCAAAATATGTTGAAGCGTTTTTCTTATTTTAGAATTATGTGATACCTATTTAAAGATTATCATCACGTTGATGGTAAGAGTTATAATAATTAGTTATATTTAATATGAACAAAAACAAACGTACAATTATGAAGCAATTTTTAATTGGGTTATTGATGGTGTTTACCACAATGACCGGCTACTCACAAATCTCTGGAACAGTGATTGATGAGGAAGCAAATCAACCCCTACCGGGAGCAACGGTAGTAATCAAAGGGACCCAAATAGGTACAACAACCGATTTTGATGGTCTCTTTTCTATTTCTGATGCTAAAGCAGGGGATATTTTAGTAATTACTTTTATTGGATTCGATGCCGCTGAAGAAGAGGCATATGATGGAATGGAAGTAGTTTTACAAACTGCGTTAAATCAATTAAGTGAAGTAGTAGTTACTTCTGGTGTAATTGATGTAGCGAAGGTAAGGGAAACTCCAGTAGCAGTTTCGGCAATCTCTGTATCAGAGATTACTCTAAAGACTGGTAACTTAGAATTTCCTGAGATTATGAACAAAACACCTGGTGTGTACGCTACTAAACAAGGTGGTGGATATGGTGATTCAAGAATCTCTCTTAGAGGTTTTGACCAAAGAAACACATCTTTCCTTATCAACGGGCAACCCGTTAATGATATGGAAAATGGTTGGGTGTATTGGAGTAACTGGCAAGGTCTTACTGATGTTGCAAGTGGTATCCAAATCCAAAGAGGTTTAGGTGCCTCTAGATTAGCAGTACCTTCAGTTGGTGGAACTGTTTCTATTTTTACTAAAGCGGCTTCTAAAAGTCAAGGTGGTAAAGTACTTCAAATGATTGGTAACGATGGTTACAAAAAAACAGGAGTATCTTACAATACAGGTAAAAACGAAAAGGGATGGGCATCATCTTTCTTACTATCAAGATGGGAAGGAGATGGATATGTTTATAACACAAGTGGAGAAGGTTACACTTACTTCGCAGCAGTTGGTTACGCACCAGAAGGTTCAGCTCATGAGTTGAACTTTTCTTTTTTAGGGGCAGGTCAATGGCATCACCAAAGAGATGTATGGGTTTCTATTAGAGATTACCAAAACTTTGGTAGTGAAGGAATCGACCAACGTTGGAACTCTAATGGTGGTACTTTAAATGGAGAAGAATTCTCAATGAGAAGAAACTTCTATAACAAACCACTAGCAACTTTCAATTGGGATTGGGAAATTAATTCTAATCTTAAACTAGCTACATCATTATATGGTTCAGCTGGTAGAGGTGGTGGAACAGGTCCAAGAGGTAACAACTATCGTAATGGGGTATCTGATATCCTACCTTTCAGAAAGGATTTAACTGAACACTACTTAGAAAATGGTAGAGGTTCAAGAGATGCAAATGGCTTTATCGATTTCGATGCAGTTGTTGCAAACAACCAAGCAACTACTCAAGGATACACTGGTGATATCGGTGGATATGAAGGGTTGTTAATTGGTTCTAATGGATTTAGAGATTCTAATGTAAACAGAGAAGTTCTAATAAGAAGAGCATCTATGAACTCACACAATTGGGTTGGTGGTATCTC